TCCATCATATTGAACTGTAAATGTTTTATGCTCATAAACATAAGGTTTTTTTGTAGCTTCACACCATCTCGCATAGTCTGCCTCTAAAGATGACTTAAAAAAGTAATTGCTCGGCAAATCATATCTAAAACCTAACCTACCATTTGAAGGTATTTCATGTAAACCGCTGCTTTGAGCCTTATACTGACATTGTTTACCACAATATTTTGTAGGCTTACCGACAGGTTTCTGATAAGTGTCACCACAATAGTCACAAGTCAAATCCATTCTTTCATGCTTGTGCTCTTTGATATAACAGTCTCTAGAACAATATTTCTTTCCTCTTTTAGATTTAAACTCCTCTTGACAGCTAACACATTTTTCAATCTTATATTGTATTGACTTTTTATCTTTACATAACTTAGAACAGAACTTTGATTTTTCTGCTCTTGATGCAAGTTTTTTATATTCGCAAGCACAATTTGTGCATATCAACGTTACTTGTGTACTTTTTCTAGGCATAACTTACTCCTTTAAGAGTAAGTATCTAACAATGCGACTAGTTTACAGGTTGAGTCTAATTCACTTAGGGAAAAACATCTTTAAATCGATGTTTTTATCTTTTGCTTCTGTTAAATGTTTAAGTGGATTAAACTTATTAAGTTTATCCATTTCTTTTATTGACTCCCAAGATTGTCTTATTCCTTCCTTAAGACTTCTAGATCTACTTTTGCCTATAACGTCTAGAAATTTATCGTTACTTAATCTATGGTTCCCTAAGTAATCTGTTTCTGGGTGCCACTTAATAACTGACTCTAAACTTTTACCAGTCACTTCTTCAATTAGACTAACTATTTCTAATGTGTTATGAGGATTCTCTGCTGTAATGTTGAAATCTTCATAACTAATATCATTTACGATTAAGTCCATAACACTGCTGCAAAAATCTTCAACATGCATATAATCCTTTATCTTTCCAGGATTTAAAAACATATCTAAATTATTTATATTATTATGTATACAGAATAGAGACTTTGATATAAGAGAGTTCATATCTCCTTCACCACCGTATGCAAATAACGGTCTAACTACTAACCAGCTTTTTGCGTTATTCTTAACAGTCATTTCTCCAGAATACTTTTGAACAGCATAATTTGTTCGAGGATATATCGTGCTGTTTTCATAGATTTCATTTTCTTGATAAAGATATGTATCATATATGACTGTTGTCCCTATATACACAATCTTTGTATTTGTATTATTAGCTGCCTCAGTTATAATGTGAGTTCCTAACACATTAGTTGATATTGCATGCTCCGGGTTTAACGCAACAACATCAGTTCCTACAACAGCAGCATTATGTATAATAACATCAACATCTAAGTCTGAAAGAAGCTGCGACCATTTTTCAATGCTATTACTATATACACATACTTCACCACTCTCAGTAGTTTCATAGCCTTCTGAATATTTGCTTTCATCTAATGATACAAATTCATGACTAAATTTATTAATTTTATTTGATAAGTTGCTAGCGATAAAACCTTTTTCACCTGTTATTGCAATTCTCATTTTAGCTTGTCCTTTCACAATTTATAATTCTCATATCTTGTGTTCTTATTTTTTTTACGTTCCCGTTGTTGTATACAGAATATTCAAAAAAACTTCGTTCTCCCCATCTAGTCTCTTTTGTAAAAAGATGTTTTCTATCTAAAATCAAACTTCTCTCAACAAAAGCTGTAAAAATACAATTGTATTCGTAATGAACGTAGTCACCTATTTTTAAACCACTCTTATATGAACTATACTTTTCCATTTTTATATCACCTTATACTTCGTCATATCAACGTTTTTATAAACTACGTTGTCATATAACAATTCATAAACATAATAGTCTCTAATCGCATTAGAATACGTCTTTTTTTTATTCAAGACAATGACATTATTGATTTCTTTGTCTGTTGTAATGTCTTTCATATTTATCAAAGAACCTATTTTTATCATTTTTGCTTTTCAATTCTTTTATACTAGATAAATTTTTAACTTCTATACTTGAATTATAATTCATATTAAGTTTCAATATAAAACCGGATTCTTTTAAAAATACTATTTGACTCGGCCTAATATTGCTATCTGTATAAATGGCGTCAATCACTAAACAATTATCATATATATCTATTGAATTATAGTAATGTTGATGAATTTTTACACATACAAGATTACCAATATCTTCTTCATCCAAGAAAAAACTGTTGTTTATCTTAAAAAACATTTTCAAATTACTTTATACGTTATTATATTATAAGGTATAACATCTATTTCATTGTTTGATAGAACGTAAATCATAGCATAAAAGTTTCTATCTTTTTTTATGTCTATAACTAATCCTATTTTTTCTTCTTCATTTGAATATAAAAAATTGTAGTTTATAACATGGCCAACGTTAATGTTTAAACCAATATTATTTTCAGCCTTATTACTCAATCTTTTAAAATTCTATAAGCTTCAGGATCATCTAATTCTGTATTAGCTGCAGGTGGTTCTTCTTCAACGCTCTCAGGCAAAGTAGAATCGTGAACTTTGTTTGCCAAATCATTCTTTCCTGCCCACTGTAAGAATTGCATTAAAGGATGAGCAATAATATTATGAAAAGACCAGTTTTTAAATATTTTTTCATATTTTAAATTCATTTTAGTTCACTACATCCTTTATTTCGTCATCAGTAAACATTACTAATAAATTATCACTTATGCCCGTATAGAAACCATTAGGCCATTTTACTGATGTGTATTTGTATGGTATAACGTATTTTGTTTCTTTTTCCAGCTTTATTCTAACAAGAAAGCTTCTGTTAAACAAAAAAGTCCTTACTACGTTAACATTACTTATATATGTAACACTTTTATGCGTTTTTGTATCTTTAAATGACCAAAATTTTTCTGTGTCATTCGATTGCATCTGTGTATGGCTCTTCTATAAGTTCACCTTTTTCAATGACTCTATCAAGATAATCTTCTAATTCATTATAAGAAGTGCAAACTTTGATACCACTTCTTGCTAACATTAGATTAAACTTAGCGCCTTTAGGCAAGCCTGCACAAAAATAAATAATAGGCTTATCAAATGCATATGCATAACCAGTTTCCCAAATAGTCCCGATATCCTTGTCACGTGTATTAACAAGTAAAAAATCTGCTGTTTTAATATGATGTAAATTCCCTTTAAACGTAGCATCTTGAACCTCTTTTGAGGCGTTAGGTGGACAAATAAAAATCCTTCTTGGCGAAGCTAACTTAAAATAATCTTTTCTTTCATAAAAAATATTTTCTAGATGCGTCAATTCTTTCTCTTGCACATCATTAAACCAACCGCTAGCTAAATAAATCTTCTTCTCAATAATCTTTTCCATAATAACATTCTTTCTTTAATCGTTTTAAAACTAAAATTCTACTTTAAATTTGATCTTTTACTGAATTGATAAATTCAACGTCTTCATTCCACATTCTTGTAAATATCTTTTCCTCACCAGATTTATTCCCGTTAATCTCTTCACGACGACATTGATAGATCGAATCGTTTTCGTTAAATTCAAACAAATCGTTCTTAGTCTCAGGATGATAAAGATTTGTTCCTTTGGACGTAAATGTGCCATCAGGTTGTTCAACTCTAAAAGTTCTCACATAATGCATATCAGGTTTGTTAAAGTCTAAACAGGAAGCAACCTCGGGAATTCTTTCAACAACTAATCTCGCAATACGTGTAGCCATAATATTATCCACTTCAGGCTGGATTTGCATATCTTGACGCTGTTTAATAAATCCAATCAAATCTTTAAGATTAAACCTAGCAATATAAAATGTTTCAAGAGACTTAGGAAGAATAACTCTAGCGTCCATTAAAGAAACTACACGTGAATCAACCATATCTGAATAGAGTTGCTTTGCTGCTGCAGCTACTTCAACAAAACGCTTGTGGAAGTCTGAATTTTCAACAGATTCAGGAACTAAAATGTTGTCATTTCGAAGGTCTCTGTCGCCTGTGCATTGTGCAGCAAATGATCCAGCTCTATGTCGAATAAGATGTGTAACAGTCTGTGTATCAATACCACTTATCTTAAATGTAAAACCTAAACACTCCATAGGTGTAGGTAACGCTCTAAAGTTTAAAACATCTTGCAAATTACTTGAAGCTTCTTTGAAAGAAGCATTCTCAAATCTAGTTTCGCTAGGTGAATCTGCCCAAGTTGCCTTAGTCATATTCCAAGCAATTTTTTGTGCTTGTTCTTGCGTAGGCGCATCTACAACTTCAATGTTGAGTGACTCTAAGTTATTAATGTAATTAGTTACAGGATCTTGTCCAAATTTAAGATCCATAGGCAACAATACAGGTTCTAAGTTATTATTAATTGGCAAATTTTTTCTCCTTGTTATTTACCATTTATTATAAAATATATTGTGTATATTTACACACAATATAAATCTAGTAATTTTTACTAATTCTATCTCTTATTATCTCATCTTTTTTGTTAAACGCACAATAAAATTCATCAACATCAACGCCCATCAAGATGATTAATGAAAAGAAATAATTAAATGCATCAACTATCTCTTCTAGAAACTCTTCCCTATTAATCTCAGGAAGATCTGTGTCTCTATGCGGCTTCCAGTTTTTAAGATGACCAAGCGCTTCAAACATCTCCTCAACGCCTTTAAGCGCTGTTTCTCTTAATATAACTTGACTAGCTTTATCAGAAATATCAACAGGCCAATTATTATATGCCGAAGGGTATTTTAGTTTTATAAGATTCATAAAAGATTCACGTTTAGTGAATATACTTTCAAGCTTATCAGTCTTGTTTTTCATTCTCAATATTGTCTTCTGTTTCAGGTATGTTTTTCATCATTTTGTCAATCGAAGAATTAAATATCTCTTCATATTCTTCATCAATAATAAGAAACTCATCTTCATTAGAGTTAAATCTTACCATTCTCAAGTGATCTACAATATCTGTACCTGATAAAATAGCCATTTGAATTATTTTAGCAATATGTGCAATTGAATTATCGTGTAACTTCATTTTTTTCCTTTAAAAAATAAGTGGTTTATTTTGTAATTTTCCATTGATTATATCGTTGTCGTGTTCCATAATTTTAACAATTTTAACACCTTCAACTTTTTTTAGTGATTTTGCAACTTCAAGGAATATGTTTCCTTTAGTTTCAACAAATTTCGGTATATAAGAGACATTTAGCTCAATTATTCTATGCTTGTCTGTAGATATTACCTCTGAAAGCGGTCTTGTTTGTCTGACAGTTACTACACCGTTTAATGCTCGCATATCAGTCATTATATCAAGCACAGTTGGATTTTCTCTTTCTTCTATAGTAATTCTACATCTTACTAACATATTGACTAAATCTTTATGCCGTTCTCGTAATATATTCTTTTTCATTGATTAACTCCTGTTAGATGTAATAATTATCTGGTAATACAACTAGTTTTTAGAACGATATGCAGAAACAGTCACAGGCCAAACTTCTTCTACTATATTTAACATTAAATTAGCTAGCTGCTGTATTTCCCATTGCGCACCTTCATGCGTTCTTAACTCAATAAACTTTAATATGTTATTTAGATTAGCTGTAGCGTAGTACTCTGTGTATAGATTCTGGGGGAGAATCATTCTTGCTTGCTCTCTTGCTACACCTTTTTTAATCATATCTTCAAAGAGTAATAGTGAGTTGTCAATATGATGTGATACTGCTTCATTGCACAGTCTACTTTCTAATTCAATATTATATACATCCATTTGAGGGTTAATAAAATCATTAGAATTAGAAGCTTGTCTATTTGAATTATGTTGTGTTCTGTAACTTGTAGGGATATAAAACTGCAGATCTGCATCTGTGTATCGTCTACTTACTTCATTATAAGACCAAGTTCTATGTCTATGATGTTGTGATCTAACAAACAAAGGCACCTTAATTCTAAAAGTTGCAACATTGTGTTCTAAAGTTGAAGTATGTTTATGTTTAATAAGATAATTTATTAGTTTCTTATCTTTTTCATCTAACAAGTCTTTTTGTACACCAAAAGACACTCTTGCTGAGTTTACAACAGTTATATCTTCTCCCATACTTTGAACTAGTTCTACTTTTCCTATATTATCGTTATAAAGATAATGTGTATTTGTCATATAAATCCTTTCTTTGTTATAAAGATTATATGACAAAAATCATAATTTTACACTTATATTGAACTTTATTAAACAATGTCACCATCTAGATCATAATAAAGTTTTTCTGCCCAAGGTATAACATCCCATTTCTTTGCTGAAATGTTGTGATGTCCTACAATACTATATTTAGACGCTTCCTTTACAGACATTACATCTAAACTTTCACATACTGGTTTATCATCTAGGCTCGTAGCTTCTCTTAACGACTGCAAAAACTCTCTACACACATCCGCAAAATCATCACCAATCATAACTAGTTTACGACCTCTAACTCTCCTATCAGGTATTTTGCATACTTGAAGTTCAGCATCTGGGTACCAACCTTTAGTTTTTTCCCAATACTTGTCATCTGGATGCATACAAATATCAATTCCAATAGAATATTTATTAAACTTTCCAGCATGATACGCAGCTAGTCCTGTATCTAAACACTGTAAGATTTCATACTCACCTGTCTTATGATTTCGCCCAATTAAGAAGTGAGACGAAACGTGTCTACCTCTAGCAAGATTAAATACGTTATAGCAGTGTCTAGTGTTTAATCCTCCCCAGTGAACGCATATTGTTGATGGGTCTGATTTTCTTTTATACCAGTTTTTTGTTCCATCATCAAGCTCATATAGAGGTGCTGACCAATCAATCTCCAAAGGAGAATCAATAGGAACTACTTTACCCATATGCATCATAATAGGCATGCCGTAGTATTGTCTAACTGCCCTATGTGTGTTAGGACCGTATACACCATCCGCTTTAACGCCTACTTCTTGCTGTAACGATATTACATATTCTTTGTTTTTGTTTAGTGTTGAAAACTGTTCCATTAAGTTAATCCTCTCTTGATAATGTACATATTAATCTAACTCAATATTTAGTGTAACAGTTGCCTTCAAAGAAGGAACTCTTAAGTGTTGCGCAATATTATGCTCTTTAGCATCTTCAGCGTCAAGATACCAATCAGCATGACCCTTGTCATGTATTAAGTTTATAAAGTAATCATCAGATTTTCCGCAGTTTCTTGCCATCATCGTATAAACTTTCTTATTAAGCCTTTCAGCTTCGCGTGCATCTGATTTAAGCTCTTCAACTTTGCCAAAAGCCATTGACGAAACGTCATGAATCATCATTGTTGCATCTCTATCCATAAATCTTAGACCGTCTTCTCCAAACGAAGCCAATAACGCGCCGCAGGACATCGCCTTTCCTTTAACTATAGTTGCTACAGGAACCCTTGAAGACTTAATCGAAGATATCATTGACAAAAGCGAATAAGCTTGACCTCCAAAAGAATCAATAACTACTGGGACTATTTTTTGTCCTGTGTTTTGTGCTGCACTCATTAACGTACTAAACTCATTTGCTGTCTCTTCATTAAACTCATTTACAGTAATAATGACTGGGTCATGATGCAGCTCTAGTTCTTTTATTAGCGGAGACACGTCTGTTATAAAGTTAACCATTAAATACTTCCTTATTTGAATATTTTTATTATATGTTATATTATAATATTTTACAGGACTCTAAGCCCATCAATTGTTGTTGAGCCTATTTTTCTAGACTTTTCTACGCCGTCTTCTATAACAACAAATGTAGGAACATTCATTATTTTGTGTTGCGTAGCCAAGTCCACATCTTTTGATATATCAATATACTTAATATTTAATTCTTTTTTGACGCTTTCATCAAGCATGTTTTTCATTTGTTTACAAGGGCCACACCAAGGTGCGCTAAAAAATAATATTTCTTTTTTCATAATTTTCTTTCTTTTAACCTAATAATTCCCATCCCCAATTATCACCACTCATACCATCAGCATTATAATCTGTGACTGTTCCTTCGAAGAAGTTTTTAAAACTATCTCCATTAACAATCCAATCGATCCACTCTAGCGGATTAGTCTTAATCTTAAAGTTAGGTTTAAGTCCTAACTGGATTAAACGTCTGTCAGCAAGATATCTGATATATTTCTTTACTTCTTCTTTTTCTAGACCCTCAATTTTACCCATTTCATATGCCAGGTCAATAACTTTATCTTCTAACTTAACAGCAGTTCTATACATTTTATAGATAGCTTTTTTAAAATCGTCATTAACAACTCTTGGATGTTCCTTTACATATTCTCTAAACAGTTGTGTCATTCCTTGGACATGCATTGTTTCGTCTCTAATGCTCCACTCAACAATTTCGCACATTCCTTTCATCTTGCCGAAACGTTGATAGTTTAAAAGCATAACAAAAGCTGAAAAGAGACTCATACCTTCGTTGCATGAAGATTGTGCCAAAGCTAACCCTAGTCCTTTTCTAGTTGAAACGTCATTTTTTTGCATGAACTCAATTTTGTCACTCATTTGTTTATACTCTAAAAAAGCTCTATATTCTTCTTCGGGCAAACCTAGTGTATCATTAAGTAGAGCATAGCTACGTTGATGTGTGCCTTCACGATTTGCAAAGCTTAATAGCATACTCCTAATTTCATTATTTTTAAACTTAGGTATAAACAGATCACAATAGTTGGCGCCTACTTGAACGTCACTCTGTGTGAATAATCTTAAAATTTGCGTAATATGATTCTTTTCTTCTTTAGATACTTTATCGCCTTTCCACTGATTAACGTCTTCTTGAAGCTTAGCTTCCCAGCTACCCCAATGAATTTTTTCATGTGATTCTGCAATTTCCATTGCCCATGCGTATTTAAACGGCTTATATGTTTTACTATATTTTAAAAGCGACATTTATTTTTCTAAAGCCTTTCTTATGTTTTCTTTAACCATCGGTACAAATTCGTACTTATCTAATTCATCAATGCTAATCCAGCTATAGTCTATAGACTCTGGAAAACCCAGCTCTTTACTTACTGGCAGTAGTTCTTTTCTTTCTTCTTGATTTTTCTCATAACTAAAGTATGACGGGTCAGGTAGTTGATCTAAACTAGAGTGTAATTTAGTCATAAATGTTTCTAAAACCCAACCACCACCATCATCTACTGATATAGTATCTAAATTATGAGCTTCTAAGTCAATTGAAGTTTCTTCTAAGGCTTCTCTTTTTGCTGCTTTAATTGGTGATTCACCTTGATCGATACTTCCTCCTGGCAAGTTCCATTTACCTGGCATCCATGGAGCTGTATGTCCTCTTTGTAGAATTAATGCTTTATTATTTCTAATAATGACAACTGCAGCTGTATCTGGCATTAAACTA